AAAAGTTATTTGAAAAAGGCCATGAACACGAAGATCAAGGTCGTGAAATATTAGAGCTTGAACAATTTGAAGATTTTCCGGCTTCAGTTGGTTTGCTTGATCATCAATACTTAGCTTCATTTGATGGTCTTGGTGGTGGTATTGGTGCTTATCTTCCTTGGGAGCATAAAGATTGGAATTTGATATTGGCTGAAAACGTTCGTAATGGCGTATTAGAGCCGCTTTATTACTGGCAACTAGAACATCAAATGTTAGTTGCTGATTGTAATGAAATAATGTTTACCTGTTCTGATGGCACTGAAGAAAATCGTGTTTCAATGATTTATAAATCCATTCCTGAACGCCGCCTTGACTTAATAGCAGCTTGGAAACAATTTGATATTGATCTTGAAACTCATGAAATAGAAGCAAAGCAAGAAGTTGTTGTTGCTCAAAAAGCAAAATCATTACCTTTGATTACTTTTGAAGTTGCCGGAACAGAAATAACTTCAAATGTTCAGCAAGTATTAATTGAAATAACTGAACGTGCTGAAATTGAAATGAATCGTGAATTGGAAACAGATCAAGATTTTGCTGATAAAGACAACCTAAACAAAGCAACTAAAGCAACGCGTGAAAAGTTCAAACGAATAGTTGAAGATGTTCAAAACAAATTTGTTAGCTATTCTGAATTTGCTGGTGTTGCCGCTGAAATTGATGCCGTTCTTCAGAAGATGCAAAGCCAAGGAGAAAAGCAAGTTAAAGCGGCTAAAGTAGCCAAAAAGCAAGCGATTGAAGATGCTGGTGTTATAGCTATTCGTGAACATATTGAGGCTATTAACGTTGCTATAAATCCAATTATGCTTAATTCATTAATGGATTGTTTAGTTGATTTTAGCGGAGTAATGAAAAACAAAAGAACTATTGAAAGCTTAGTTAATGCGGTTGATGGCGCTGTTGCTGAATTCAAAGTTACAGCTGATGAAATTAAAGATCGCGTTATTGCCAACTTAAAAACATTGCGTGAAATGGCTGATGGTTATGAAGCTTTATTTATGGACACTCAGCAATTAATCATGAAAAAAAATGATGATTTAATTGCGGTGATCAAAGTTCGTATTGCTGAACATAAAGAAGCTGAAGAAAAAAAGCTTAAAGTTCAACGTGAAGAAATACGCCTTGAAGAAGAAGCTAAAGCTGAAAATAAAATCAAAGGTCAAAATTTAATTTCTTCTTGGGTAGAAGCTTTTCGTTCAATTAAAGAAAATGATTCGATTGAATTTATTCAAGTTAAGTTTGATTGGATCTCTTCTTCAAATTGTGATGAAAAAATATTTACTGATAACTTTGATGAAGCTCTTAAAATTTATGATGATTGTTATTGTGGAATTAGTGATCGCTTAGTTATTTTAAAGAAACAAGCCGTGGCTAATCTTCATCAAGAGCAAGCACAAACGCCAGAACCAACCGCTGAAGATGCTTTGAATGAAGCTATCACAACCGAACAAAAACCAGTTAAACAACGCTTATCTGAACGCTTCGCTGATATTAATGTTTCACAAGATGAACCTAAGACTGAAAACAGAACAGATTTAAGGGTTTTATTAGATGAATTACTTGGCTTTGAATGTACTCCTGAAAAAATTGATGCTGTTGAATGTAGAGTTATTCAGCATTATTTAAATAAATAAACTAACAGATAACAAGACCAACAAGTTAAACATTTATTAATTTAAGTTAAATAATAGTTTACTTTATGGTTTTGTTATTTTATTATCAATAGAACAACAATCAAGCAATTAAACGGATGGTATTTAAAATGAAAAACGTATTAAGCTTTAAAACTGAAACAAGCGGCTTGCCACTTTGGAGAGCTAGATCGAATGATAAAGGCCAACCGCACATAGTAAGGTTAGCCGCCGTTCTTTGTGATGGTAAAACACAAGAAGTTATTGATCAAATGGACGTTATTATTCGTCCTGAAGGCTGGGAAATTCCAAAAGAAACAATTGATGTTCATGGCGTAACAAATCAACACGCTAATGAAAACGGCATATCAGAAGCGGCAGCTGTTGAAATGTTTATTAAACTTTGTGGTGATTCAGTACGTGTTAGTTCTAACAAGCAATTCAATCAACGAATTATTCGTATTGCCTTAAAGCGTTATGCCACTGAAGAACAGCAAGAAAAATGGGCTGAAAAAGAAAATCATTTTTGTGCAATGAAAATGGCAAAAGATGATATTGGTAATAAGCAAATAACGCTAACTGAAGCCCATAGACATTACACAAGCCAAATTGTAAGCGGTGCGGATTCTTTAGATAATGCTAAGTTAGCATCAAGAATTTACTTCGCTGTAAACGACAAAAACTAATTTAAACCGAACTAACCGGAATTTCCGGTTGGTTCAAATCTTAACTAGTCAGGAGACTAAAACAATGTCAGAAGATAAACATCAAATAGATAGCAAAACAAACGTTAATGATTTCATGGGTGAATTGAACGCTGGTGTTCTTATTAATCAACTAGCAATTATGTTAAGCGAGGTTGCACAAGGTACGGTTTTACATGGTAAAGGTAATAAGAAAGGCAAAATATCACTTGAGCTTTCAATGACTCAAATTGGTGATAATGATCAAGTTCTTATTTCAAGTAAATTAACTAAATCAATACCAACACGCACCGGTAAGAAGTATGAAGAACATGCTGGTGATACGCCTATGTTCGCCGGTAAACATGGTGTTCTTACCATTGACGCGCCAAAGGTTGATGATTCTGGTCAATTCCAAATGCATCATCAAGAGTCGGGCGAAAAAATACGCTCTATCAATTCATAATTAAACAAACCGCCGGCGTTATTGCCGGCAAAATCAAACTAAACTAAAAAATTAGGAAATATCATGACAATTGAAAAATCAGCAATCCAGCACTTACAAAAATCAGCTAATATGATTGAACTTGAAGAACGACTTCAATCAAAAGGAACTAACGCAACATTGATGCTTGTTCCTGAAGGGTTTAAAGTTCAAGATCTTGAAAGCCACATGAAGCTTCGTGACTCATACCGCTTTGATTTTAGCACTAAAAGCATTAAAGACTTTGTTGAATATAGCCAAGAATTTGATAAAGAAGGTGCTAAGTGTTTTGTTAATTCTGATCGAATGAGCGCCAAGGTTATATTTGATATTGGCACTGAAGAAGCGCCTGAACATCAACGTAACCAAGCAACTTTACAGCTTGATAAAACATCAGCATATAATAAAATTCTTTCTATTCATGGCGATCACATGTATCAGCGTGATGCTTCAGACTTCATTGAAGATTTCGGTGAATTTATGCAAATTGCAACTGAATCAGGTGAATCAATGACAATTGCACAAGCAGCAAACGCCATTAATAAAATCACTATTGAAGCGGCAAGAAGTTTAAGTTCTGAAGTTGGTGACTTTGCTAATAGCATGTCGGCTACCGAACGTGAAGAAGTTAAAGGTGCTTCAAAATTCCCTTCAAGAATTAATTTTACTTGTGTTCCTTATCTTGGTTTAGATAAGCGTTCTTTCACTATTAAAATTGCCGTTCTTACTGGTGGTGATCGCCCTAAACTTTCATTTAGAATTATTCAGCTTGAACCAAATCAAGAAGCTATTGCTGAAGAGTTTAAAGAAAACCTTGTTGAAAAATTCGCTGATTGTGAGCTTAAAACATTTATTGGCGATTGCTAACAAATAAACCTTAATGATAAAGCCGGCCTAGTGCCGGCTTTTTAGGTGAAAACACATTAAACAAACGGATGAATAAAATATGAAAGTAAGTATGGATGGTTTAAGAATTGAACAAGTCAGAAGTGCTATAAAATTAAAAGACTTTATTGATGATGAAATCCTAAAACAATTAAATGAAACCGATCAAGAAGCTTTAAAAGAAAAGCTTGACGGTGTTTTTCAGTCTATAAATATGGGTCTTTGCGTGTACGAACCAGAAATTAAAGATGATTTTAACGATATATCTGATAAGCGAATTCAATATTACGAAGATTAGTTGTTATTTATAAAGTTGAATTTGTTTTTGTTTGATGGCACTATACTTAACACATAGTGCCTTTTTGTTTTTATTATGAATCATAACGAAGTAATTAAAAAAATAGCTGATAGAGTTTTAATTAAAGATAACGGCTGTTGGGAATGGAAGTTAAAAATACGCCCTAATGGTTATGCTCGCGTAACTTATAAGCGTGAAAGCTTTTATGCTCATAGGCTTTCATTCTTGGCCTTTAACGGTTCAATTAATGATAAATTAGATGTTTGCCATTCTTGCGATAATAGAAAATGTGTAAACCCTAAGCATTTATTTCAAGGAACTAGAAAGGAAAACATGCAAGATGCTGTTAATAAAAATCGACAGGCAAAAGGCGAATCTTTACCACAAACAAAATTAAATGAATTAGATAAAGAAAAAATAGTTGAAAGGTGTTTATCTGGTGAAAAGTATAAGGATATAGCAAAAGATTATTCTGTTACTTCATCATTAATTGGAATCATAGCAAGGTCAAATAACATAAGGCGAAATAAAAAATGTCAGGAATAAATAAGGTAATTATAGTTGGTAGACTAGGGAAAGATCCCGAAGTTAGATTTATGCCTAACGGCGGCGCGGTTGCTAATATTGCTGTTGCCACAAGTGAAGAGTGGAAAGATAAGCAAACAGGAGAAAAGAAGCAAAAAGTTGAATGGCATCGTGTTGTTATGTTTGGCAAGCTTGCTGAAATTGCTGGTGAATATTTAAAGAAGGGCTCAAACGTTTATCTTGAAGGTTCTCTTCAAACGCGTAAATGGCAAAACCAACAAGGACAAGATCAATATACAACTGAAATTGTTCTTCAAGGCTTTAACGGTGTTATGCAAATGCTTGATAGTAAACCGCAACAACAAGGCGGATATTCTCAACAAGGACAACAGCAAGGAGGTTTTAGCCAACAATCATCACAACAACAATCACACAATAAACCACATCAACAAGGCGGATTTAGCCAGCAAGGACAACAACAGGGCGGATTTAGTCAGCAAAAGCCAAAAGTAAACCCACAAGAACCGACAATTGATTTTGATGATGATATACCATTTTGAAAAACCTTAATGTAATCAAGGTGTTATTCCTCTTAAAGAGGAATTCACCCGTTAATCTAAAGCAAAAGGAATATTTTGTTGCAACTAATAATTATGTTGTTGCACATGATAAAGCTCTTGATCAGCTTATTCTTGATGTTGAAAAGAAATATCTTCGTTATTACGATAATGTTGCCATGACTGAAATTGATATAATTAAACTAGGATGAATATGAATATTATTAAAAACATTAAAGATAGATTTAAAAAAAGGTGCTTTGATTTCGTTATTTGTCATTACAAAAAAATACCATTTGAAAAGGTTGCAAAGGCTTCTTTTGCATTAAGTAATTCATCTTGCCACCATAACGCCGTTGCCGCTGTAAATTCTGGTCGTGCTGATATTGTTATCATGGTTTGGGCTGGAAAATCAGACGGTTGCATTCATTTTATAAATAGAAAAGGCAATGAATATTTTGATGAAACTTGGCACGATTACAAAGATCAAAACTATTATATAATAAGGATCATAGAAGAACCTGAATATGAATATATAGTTGATTTGCTTAACGCATCAAAAAGAATGATGTTTAGTGTTAATGGAACATTCCTTAGTAGATATTTTGGAATGAATAAAATACACGATTGGATATAGGTGTTTTATGAATAATTATCAAAGGCAAAATTGCAATGGCTGCATACATAAAAAACAGTACATTACATGGTATTGCAACCTTCATAAATATGAGCCAGAAACGCACTGTAAAGATGTTGAGTTCCCACCACCAACAAGCGGCAGACCGCAAAGAGTGCCAAACCCACCAACAAAACCAGTAGCTTAAAATAGGTGATTTATGAATAGAGGATATAAACCAAGTAAAAACAGTCAAGGCTTTATTGATACTTTAGCGCCACAATTACAAGAAGTGATCACTGAAGGCTTTTATATTGCCAACACTAGAAAATTATATTGCCCTGATATTTCAATTGTTCGTGGCTTTGAAACCGCTTCAGGACAATTTGAATTATTTAAGATAGGAAGAGTTAAAACGCATCCTTTATCTTCAAAATATCCGGTATACGTTAAAGCTGATCCTGATGCTAAAACAGTAACTAATTGTGATGGATATGAACAAATATCTGATCATCAACAAACTGATATTAATGGCCTTGCCTTTGCTTTTGATTATGCTGCTTGGGTTAATGGTTCAAATTATGAAGCCGGAAACATGGCCTTGATAGCAACTGTATTTTTTGAAGCTGCAAGTAATCAAGGTAATGTTATTGATTGGGGTGGTAACTATCGTTCATTATCTGATGGTTCTCATATCAGCTTGATAGTTTAGTTAATTGATGTATATTTAAGTTCGTTAAATATGTTTAACTTGAAAAAGGAAGAATGATGAATGTTTAATAAAAAAATGTTACTAGGTGTTTTGTCAGCAATTTGTTTATCTTTAGCTATTCCTTCTGTTGCAATTGCAATGGATAAAATAGCAGTTAACAAGATTGAAAGTGTTCAGTTCACACTAAAAGAACAACCAACCCATATTTCATTAGCTTCATTTGAAGCAATTAATTTAAGTGCTTCTGAATTCGTTCATTCACCTAACATTGAAATATTTGATTATGGCGGTAATACTTCAAAGCAAGCTAACCTTAATAAATTAGCTGATAACTTTGCCAAAGTGCAAAACCAAAACTTTGAACGAATGCTTTTAACTGTAAGCATGTAAATCAAATCAAGAAAACATAAAACCGCCAATTAAGGCGGTTTTTTGCTATAGTGCTATTTGTCAATAAATAAATAGGATGATTACAATGTTTAAAAAAACCTTACTAGCAATAGCAATTACTTCTTCACTATCCCTTTCAGGTTGTCTTTCAACTGGTGGCGAATCAGCATATACGGTTAAGCCATTAGAAGTTTCAGGTGGCAAAATAATCTGTTGTGATGTTCAAGTTAATAACACTAAAGATTATGATAAATTAAAAATGAAATTCAGTATAAAAGCTGATGGAACTATTAGTTTTGAATTGAGTGAAAGCGGTGTTAGTGCTTCTGATCCGGCAATGGTTCAGGCTGAAAATAATGCTAAATTACTTGATGCTGTTACAAGTATTATTCCCAAGGTGAAATGATGGCTTCTGTAATAAGGCTTAACAGCAAAGATTATAAAGTTGTTGATGTAAAAAACGATAGTGTATGGAATTACATTGAAAAAATAAAAGCTGATGATGGTGCTGTTCTTGGTTATAGGGTTCTTCATAATATCGCTTATTACAGTCAACGATATAAAAAATGGATTGGCGTTGAATCTGGTGATAGATCTGATGGTGCAACATTCGCTGAAGATATTGATTAATTTGGTTGGATTTTTCATGATGAACTTTGTAATGATGGAACTTTTGAAGATGGAACTAAATGTAATAATTTGCAAGCTTCGGCTGTATGCGGTGATTTATTGGCGCTTTCTGGTCATTGGGTAAGGCGTAACACTTGGTTTATTGCTACTTGGTTATTTGGCGGCGGTAAAGCTCGTAAAAATGGCATGTTTTAGGTATAATAAAGAGCAATCAACAGATTGCATTTTAATTTATTGGAGCTTTAGAAAATGACTACTAATCAACCACCTAGAACGGTTATGCAAGTGTTAGAAGATGTTGAAAATGGCGAATTAACAGCCGTTGAAGCAAATGAAGAAATAGAAGCAATACAAGAAAGTGTTCAGCCTTAACTTTGTAACTTCTTTTTATTTTATATTAGCGATCTATATGGTCGCTTTTCTCGTTAATGGAAAATCAATTCATTATTTTTTATCGTGTATAGCTGCTGAATTTATCGGAAGGTTCGCTTTGTTTGCTTGGGCGTTAACTTATGAATGGGGTGTATTCATGCACCTTGTATGGGCGGTTATTTATGCCTTATGCTTTATGTTCTTCTGGTTATCATTAAGCGAAATTAAAACCAAAGATAAATTCACGATGCTGTTTACTATAATTATGATATTGTTTCAATTTGTCATGGCCTTAGATTGCAAATGGAGCAACGGAAATGCAACGTTTTTGTTTGTTAGTTATAAATATTTCATTGTTATCATTCATTGTTGTATCGTTTCTACATTTATTAGATGGCGAAATATTATCAGCTTTCTGGATGAATTCACTTCTTCTATTTGGCGCATCTTCCGTCTTAATGGTTATTTTATGTTTTATCGGTATAATAACAAGAAGATTGAAGCAACCAATAAGCCTAAAAAATGATAAGTCCTGAAGAAGCTCAAGAAATAAGAACTGATATTGCATTATTAAAACAATCAACTTCAGATACGTTAAAAGCCATTCATGAACAATCAGATTCAGCTAAAGAGTTATTACAATCAGTAAATGAACTAACTATTGAAATTCGAGAAGATAGAGCTAGAAGAGAAGCACACGATGAAAACCGTGAAGTTCAAGATAAATATGTTCAAGACCAAATAAGTGAGAATAAAAAGCGTCTTGATTATTTCACTGATAATTACAAACAACCTATTGAAAGACTTAAAGTTTCGCAAAGTCGTTGGGATAAATTCACAGATGCTATTTTTAGCAAAGCCGGAACAACAGTATTTATTGTTATTATTGTTTCTTTACTTTACTTGCTAGGAGTAAACCCCAAAGATATTAAGTTTTAGAACATAAGCAAAATCAATAACTTAGTTAACTTCTCCCACTATGGATATATAAAAGAATTGTAGCAATAAAAATAATAGGCTGATTACCTGTTAATAAACTGGATGATGAAGGTGTACCATGTCTAAACTAACCGCTAAACAAGAACAGTATTGTCAAGCAATCGCTAATATCAACGGGCAAGTAAGGCTTAAAGATAAAGTTGATTGTGTAATTAAAGTATATCCCCGTATAAAAACCAAACTAAAACAAAAAGCCAAAGTTAAAGAACTTTATAATAACTTCACGGTATCAACCCGTATAAGTGATTTAAGAAATAGTCAAGGCGGTTGCCCTACTAAATACAAACCTGAATACTGTGAACAAATCATTCAATACTTCAATAAACCATCTTATGAACCAATAATAATTAAAGATGATAAAGGTAATGATACTGTTGCAACAAACAAACAAGGCAAGCCAATAATGAAGCCTTGCGCCCTTCCAACTAAAGAAGGATTTGCTTTTTCAATAGGTGTTCATTGTGAAACTTTAACTAATTGGGCTAAGAAATTCAGCGAGTTTTTCGAGGCTTTTAAAAAGGCAGAAAACTTACAGAAGAATATTCTTATACAAAACGGCCTTAATGGTAATTATGAAAAGGTTTTTGCTATCTTCGTTGCTAAGAATGTTACCGATATGAAAGATCAGCAAGTGGTTGAACATCATTCTAAAAACATCAACTTTGATATTTCTGATAAACATGATCCTAAAGAGGCCGCAGCCGCTTACATGGAAATAATAAAATCAGATGAATATTGATTATCAAAAGGTTTTTCAAAGCCGCCTGAATCGACTTGAGAAGGTTCATTCATCAAATTTAATGCTTACTGGTGCGAAGGAATATTATAGAAATAATCCTATTCCTTTTATTATGCACTGGATGCTTACCTATGATCCAAGAAACGCTTCAGACGAACACAAGCCAACAACATTGCCTTTCATATTATTTCCAAGACAGCAAGATTATATTGAATGGCTACAAGAGCGTATAAAGCTTAAAAAAGGTGGTTGTGTTGAAAAGTCGCGTGATGCTGGTATTACTGAAGTATCAACCGCTTTTAGTGTTTGGGCTTGGCTTTTCGTTGATGGCTTCTCTATTGGTTGGGGTTCAAGAAAAGAATTACTAGTTGATAGAATTGGTGATCCTGATGCTATATTTGAAAAGCTAAGATCTAAAATTAGATTATTACCTAAATGTTTCCTTCCTAAAGGATTTGATGAAAGAAAGCACTTCAATTACATGAAGATCATCAACCCTGAAAACGGAAATACTATAACGGGTGAAGCTGGAATAAATATAGGCCGTGGTGGTCGTAAGTCAATGTATTTTGTTGATGAATCGGCGCATTGTGAAAAGCAAGATGCTATTGCTGCCGCCCTTGGTGATAATACTAATGTTGAAATACATATTAGTTCTGTTAATGGTCAAAACCTATTTTATAAAAGGGCTAAAGCTAATCATGGTGAAGATACATTTATTTTTGATTGGAAAGATGATCCCCGTAAAGGTCAAGAATGGTATGAAAGAAGGCGTAAAGATGCTGCTGAAAAAGGTCTTGCACACATGTTTAGTCAGGAAGTGGATAGAGATTATTTAGCAGCTGTTGAAGGTATAATGATTAAGCCTGAATGGATCAAGGCTTGTATTGATGCTGATGAAAAACTTGGATTTGAAGCTATAGGTTTAACTCAATTTGGAACAGATGTTTCAGATGAAGGTGGTGATATTGATGCTATAGTTGGAAGGAAAGGTTCAGTTGTAAATTTATGTGAATCTTGGAACTGTAACGGTGATCACGATTATTCCGCTGGTAAATCTTCTGATATAGCCATGAGTAATGCCGCTGATAAATTAGTTTATGATTCAATCGGTGTTGGTGCAGGATTCAAGACAGCAATAAAACATATAAAAATAAACTTTGAAGTTGTTGGTTGGAATGCTGGCGGTAAAAAAATAAATGAAGATGATCTTGTTTACCCTGAAGATGAAGATGGTGATCAAAAAGACAAGCGAACCAATAAAGATTTCTTTTATAATGCAAAAGCGCAAGGTTGGTGGGATGTTAGGGAAAGGGCAAGAAAAACCTTTCTAGCAATAACAACAGGCCGTGAATATCCGGCTGATGAATTATTAAGTATTTCAGGTGATATTAATAAACTTGATGAACTTATTGGTGAATTATGTTCACCTTTGATGTTATATAAAAATGGTATGGTGATCGTTGAAAGCAAGAAGGCCATGAAAGATCGCGGTATTGATTCGCCAAACATGGCTGATTCGTTTATTATGGCTTTTGTTGAAACTGAAGAAGTTGAAACAGCTGGCGGCTTTGATTGGTAAATATTAGGTGATATAAAATGCAACTTCCTTGGACTAAGAAAAAAACAAATGTGATGGTTTACAGTAACGAAATGCAACAAGCAGATAGTTACCTTGGCACAATACTTAATACTGTTAAAAATCTAAGTCGCAGATTAACAGGCGGCAATTTATTTGGTATTTCTCCTGATGGTAAACGAAACTATAATGAAATTTTTGGTTATGGTGAATTTCTCGTTTATGAAGATTTTTATAGAATGTATAAACGCGGTGGTATTGCTGGCGTTGTTGTTGGTAAGGTTGCCAAGTCTTGTTGGCGTGATATGCCTGAAGTCAAAGTTAATGATGAACCTATCCTTGAAGAACAATTATTGAAGCTAAAGAATAAAGGCTTCTTCAAAGCTCTTGAACGCGCTGATATTTTAAATAGGATTGGTAACTTTTCTATTATGCTGATCGGCTTACCTGATGGCCTTGATTTACATCTTCCAGTTGGTTCAGCAAAAAAAGATTCATTTGATTCAATGTATTTTAATGTTTATGGCTATAACGGAATTGAAATAACAAAAAGTGATAGTGATGCAGCTTCGCCGCGTTTTGGGCTTCCGGTACTTTATCAGCTTCAGGAAGTTCTAAAATTCCGGCTTCATCCATTACAGCCAAAGCATCAAGTAAATAAACAGTACATTCTTGATCTTGTCT